GGGTCTTTTGCAAAGTGCTTTCATTACAGAAAGACGCATGATCATTTTTACGGATAGTCTGCTAGAGCGTATAGAATTAGCAATGGTAGAAAAAGGAGGATCAAATGAGACAGTGTGAATTAGAACGAGTCGAGCGCAAGAAAGGTATACCAAATCTAGTCAGGACAGGCGAGAAGCTCGTAACCTTCATAGACGGAGTGACTGACGATATGGAAGGAGACATCATAGATCTAAAGAAGAAAGAGGGGCTTTGGGTAATAGATAAGATTCACGATCAAGAAATACAGCATCACATGATAAAACGAAACTGGAACGTGGGTGGTTTATGAAAATCGAGCTGACTTATGCAGAAAAATGCTTTATGGAAGGATATATTCTAAAAGGTGACAAAATTCTCAGTATTCCAGAATGGTATCTTTCTATCGTCGAAGAGCAGGGCGAAGGGGTTGCAAATTCTGCTTTATGTCTATTGATTGATTCTTATAAAGACTCGATGAGAAAAGTATATGAAAATTGAGCTGACTGAAGAAGAGATTAAAGATCTTTTAAGCAACCTTGATCAATGTGAATCTGAAGGATATCTGAATTATGGTGATCCTGCCTATTCAGCAATGGTAAAATTACAAGTCGCCTTGCGATGTTATATTGAATATGGAGAAAAATGCGATGAAAATAGAGCTGAATGAAGAAGAGACGGAAATATGTATAAGGTTATGTAAGAGAGCACAAATACTAGCAAAGGGAGGTGTATTTCGAATAGATGAACTGCCTCCAGATATATACGATAGCACTATAGAAAAACTGGACGTGTTAATAAATAAATTGAGTGATAAAAAGTGCGATTTTTAGAGCTTCCTATACGGTTCATGCTTATAGGTGAGGGCATCGGTGCCTTTATAACTATGCTAGCGGGCAAAATGCGTTGCTGGTATATTCTGGGGATCACTGCATGTTTATACGTAGGTTTGAACTGGGGTACAATGCAACATAATTGAAGTTATCAGACCAAAGTTATTTGTTTAAATTCGGAGATTGTGTCAAATGGAAAATGAAATGAATGAATTTATGAATGGAATCGCTGAAAAAGTTTGGGATCACCTAAAGTCAGATGCTCAACAAAATATTGATGTTTCTGGACTAACTTATGAAAACATCCAAGAGACCCTAGTGTTGATCGATGAATCTATGAAGTATATAGATCTGCTTTTAGAAAAAACCAGGTCATTAAGAGGTTTTGGTTCATTTTATCCAATGGAATGCAGAAAGAAACTCATGACTATGAAAGCAATATTAGACCTGGAACTTACAAGATTTGGATAAAGTATGACTGAAGAAAAACAACCACAATTTGCATTCGGAAAGAAAATAGGAATAGCAGAATCAATTTATGGAAACATACCGGAACTATCGAAAATGATCGAAAGATTGCTATATTGTATGAAAGAGACTAACCAAATTCATAAAGTAGAGTGTGAGTTTTTTAGATTGGACTTTAGACAGGCTTATTTTGATGAAACATTTCAATTTCCTTTAGGTTTTTTTATTTTGGATATGAAATGGGGATCGAAAAAAGAATTGAAAGACAGAGAAGGAAAATGAGTCGCAAAGCAGGATATTGCGAAAATTGCAATAAATCAAAACTTTTGTATCACATAAAAAAAATTGATTTGACTACAGGAGAATTAAAAGAGACTATGCATTGGTGGTGCGAAGAATGCTATCAAGCAAAGGTAGATGATTTTACATTTAAAGGTATACAAAAAGACCAAGAGGGAAAATGACGTGGAAATTCTGCAAGGATGAACTGCCAAAAAAACAGGGTCCTTATCTTGTTTATGTATTTATTTCTGAAGATGCTGAATTTGAGCAAAGGATCGAATGGTTTGATTATCAGGAAGAATATATACGTTCAAATGATACAGATACCATAATACGAAAATCGAAAGATCTATCATTTGATGAAAGATGGCATCGAGTTTATGCGTGGAGAAATTTACCTGATCCTCCTGACAAATCGAAAATATGGAAATAAATTAAAAATTATCAGACCAAACCAAAAACTTTAAAATAAAACATTATGTCAATAGTTATTGATAGACAATCCAATGAGATTGATATGAAAAATTGGGAGATATTGGGAAAACTCCCTTACAAAAAAAATGTTTCCGTTTTATATCTCAGAAATAGATGGAGGAGACCAGATGAAGAACAAATATTCCTAGTAGGATATCAAAAAGACAAAGAGGGAAAATGATACATGTGGTGTAACTACTGCGATCCAAAATTCTTTGTGATTTATGGTTTCTGCAGAAATTGCAATAGAAGATGCGAACCTCCTCCATTCGATCCTATAGGAGATGTGAGCCTAAAGGATTGGTTAGAGATGCGTATAAATTGGAATGCTGAAAGAGCTGATTTAATATTAGACGCTATGCGAAGAACAGAAGACCAAGAGGACCAATGACTGGAAAAGAAATGTGCGAGCTTATTTCCGAGCATTGGAAATCAAAAGGCATTCATAAAACCTGGGAAGAAATTTGGAACTATCATCCTAAAGGTGAATTGTATTTCATCTTTCTTTGGTGGGAAGATGCTAAGAAATGGAAAAAAGACCAAGAGGCAAAATGACAGATAGATACTATGCATTAACGGTGATCTTAGAAAAAGATATGAGAGATGATGACGCACAAAGTGTTATAGATGCTATTCTCATGATGAAACATGTTCTTAGTGTGAAAGGGAACATATCCAACCCTGAAACTTGGATGGCGGAAGAAAGGGCTAAAAGAGAGTTGGGTGAAAAGATTTTGGGTATTTTATACACAAAAAAATAAGTTAGACGGAACGCTTGCAGACTGCAGCATATAAGACATTAATTGTAATCAATCTGGAAAAGAGTTTTGATTGCATATATAGTGAAAATTATTGTAGAAAAAAGAAAAAGGTAAAACATGGCTCCTCCAAAAGGTCACGAACCGTATCCAGGCTGCGAAACCGGCGGTCGTCCTATTATCTGGACAGATGAAAAAATTGAAGAAGAAGCAACTCTTCTAATTCAATACGCAAAAAATCCTGAATCTCTTGTTCTTGGTAAACATTACGGAGAAAGGGGGTATCACTCATGGCACGCAATGTATTGGTCGAAGAGAAACTCAGTCTTTGATGATGCTAAAAAGCTTGCTCTCACAATAGTCGGAGCTCGTAGAGAAGAACTCGCGATCAAAGGTCTCATACACGATGCAATGGTCCGTAAATATGCCGGCGTATACGATCCAGAAATCAAGCAGTACGAACTTGATTTGAAGCAAAAAGAGACTGAAACACGAAATTCTGATTCAATGGAAATATTGAATAAAATATTTGATAACGTCGAAAGCAAAAAAAACTCTATAAAGAAAAATGAAGATATTATATGACATATTTTTTTCTTGTGTTCTTGTTTGTTTGGGCATTGATGATTTCGTCTTATTTGATTTTCTTAAGTTGATTAAGGAGTGGATATGGAAGAGATAATTGAAAAAGAAATACCTCTTATTTCTCATGAAATGGAAGAAATGAATAAAGAAATTATGTTTCTTAGAAATGAATTAGCAGAATCATGGTGGTCACAAAATGGATGGAAATTCAAAGACAAAGACAAATTTTCATCTTTCAGATTTTCTAAAGAATGTTTTTTAAATATGACAATTTCATCTAGGAAAGGTTCAACAAGTGCGGAAATTTTAACGGAATATTTTATTGGATACAGAAATTCTCGTGAAAGATCAAATTCCAACGCTTGAACAGCTCTCAGATAAGAAATGGAGACTTCAAAACCTATATTACATCACAGATAAAAACGGACAGCAGGTAAAATTTAACCTAAATTGGGCACAATCTGAGCTATTTGATGGTTTTTGGTATCAAATGCTAATCTTAAAAGCCCGTCAGCTAGGTTGTACAACATTCTTTGCGATGTATTTTCTTGATGATTGCTTTTGGTACAAAAATACGTTCGCAGGAATCATCGCACATCGCAAAGAAGACGCTGAAGACATATTCAAAAAAAAGGTTAAATTCGCATATGACAGAATGCCAGAATGGACAAGAGTATTTAACTCTGCAACAAACGACAGAGTTGGCGAACTCACTTTTAAAAATGGAAGCAGCTATCGAGTCTCTACTGGATTCCGTTCCGGAACTTACCAGAGACTCCTTATTTCTGAGTTTGGAAAGATCTGCGCAAAATCTCCAGATGTTGCAAAGGAGATCGTTACAGGTTCTCTCAACACAGTTAGTAGAGATCAGATCTCTATTGTCGAATCTACTGCGGAAGGTAGAGAAGGATACTTTTACGATTTCTCCAAAGAAGCCGAACGATTAGCCCTTGAAAAGAAAAAGCTTTCCCAAATGCAAATGAAGTTTTTTTTCTTGACTTGGTGGCGTGAGCCTACATATGCAGAACCTGACGAATCGATTGTAATTACTCAAGAAATCAATGATTACCTTGATGGAGTCGAAAAGGAGTGCAATACTGTGATAAATTTCGATCAACGCCGCTGGTACGAGCTAATGAGCCGAAAGAACGGCGATTCAATGAAACAAGAATATCCTAGCACTCCTGCCGAGGCATTTGAAACTTCTAATGATGGATTGTATTATGGCAAACAAATCTCTAAATTGCGTGCAGACGGTCACATCACAAAAGTTCCCTATCAAGAATGCTCTCAGGTTCACACAAGTTTCGATATTGGCTTTGATGATCATACGGCGATTTGGTTTTTTCAACTTGGCACTGGAGGACAAATTCAGATCATAGATTATTACGAAAATTGTAATGAGGGTGCAAAATTCTATGTTGACATACTGAAAAGTAAATCTTATACATACGGTACACACATATTGCCGCATGATGCAGAAAACGCGAATGCTGCTACAGTTACATCTTGGAAAGACATATTTCAAAGTTTGATGTCTGGTAAAATACATGTCCTTACACATAAGGAATCAGACATATTCAATGGCATTCAAAGCGTGCGTTCTATGCTGGGCCGTTGCTATTTTGATGAATCAAAATGCTCAAAAGGAGTAAAACATCTTGAAGCCTACAAAAAAGAATGGAATGAGCGAATTGGTTCCTATCGCAATTGTCCTCTCCACGACTCTGCTAGCCATGCTGCTGATAGCTTTCGCTATTTGGCGACTGCTCTTGATCTTGGATACGTGGGAGGCAAGTATTTGACACCCGACAAAGTAAAGGAAATGAGAAATCGTCATGGTTATAAATGAAAATTTAGATGAAGAATACAACAAGAAAATCATGGATTTATCAGATAAAACTATTAATTATCTATATAACTCTAAAATCCATGACTGCAAATATTCACAAACAAACATTGTATTAAATATATTGTTAATTTCACTAGCAAAGATGTTATATGTATGTTTTCCTGATGAACTTAGGGAATTATGTATTGAAAAAGCTATATTTCAAATAAAAGAGAATGTAAAATTATTTGAATCAAAGGGGGCGCCTAAATAGGATAAACAGCACCTTTAATTAATCTTGCAAACCTCATAAAAATAGTATAAAGATATTTTTATGAGGTGATCCATGACCAGCGGCATGCTTGAGCGTTCCCAAACGCTTCCAAATTTGTACCAAACCCACTATGTAGACAATGATCGCGACATAGTCGCAGAAGCCGATGAAAGATACCAGATGAATCTTTCGGCATGGCAGCTATATTTCTGGGAACAGCTCATTGATCGAAAGATCTATCTCGGAGATCAGCGATATTTAAACCTATATTCCGGTTTGAATTATGATCACCAAAAATACATTTTTAACGTGTCAATGCCCGTTGTTAACATGGTTTGCGGTAGACAAAGACAACATCGAAAAGCTACTCAAATGGTTCCTGTGCATGGTAGCAGTGATCTGACTGCAAGCCAGGCGACTAAGGCAGTCCAATCAGCCTATTATAATGATGACACATATAACAAGATAAGCTGGTGCTTCAAAGAGGCGGCTGGAATAACGGGATTGTCTTTGCTTCATTCCTGGATTGACTATAGAAGAGATCCAATTTGCGGAGACCTGCGTACAGAGGGATTCAGTGCCGACATGGTGATGATGGATGCGTTTTGGAGAGAAATGTCATTGGATGACTGCCAGTTTATACGCACTAGAAAATATCTTCATAAAGCACAAGTTAAAGAGTTATTGCCTGGGCGTGAGAAAGAAATTGACATGCTCAACGATCAAGCTTATTT